CTATAACGACAAACGCTACGACAGAACCAAGTGGTTCACTTTGGTAAATGGAATAACCGATTTAGGTGGTATCCATTTGTCAAAAATGACTAATGCATTAACCAAAAATGACTCACCTATACCATATAACAACCATAGTATAACACAGAGTACTAACAAAGGGGATTTGGTTATGCCTTTTGATTCTTCCAGGTTCCAAAAGTTTTGGGGTATTTGGAAGGACTATAAGAAGGTAGAGCATAAGTTTGCTTACAAATCTCAAGTAGCTGAACAAGCCGCTTTAAAACACCTAAACAAAATCTCAGACAACAATGAAGAAAAATCCATTGAACTCATCGAATACGCCATCGCCCACGGATGGAAGGGAATCTTCCCTACAAAAGAAAGAAGCACAGATAAAAAGTTCGACACTGACGAGTATAGTGCGTATCTCGACACGCTCTAATATAACCCCTTCCCAAGCGTGGGAACTGGGTACTAATGTTAGATCGGCTTTTAAGCATTGCCCAAAAGAAACTCACACGGCCCTAACCGCTTTACTCAAAGGAACACTTGACTACCTGGACTATAACAAAACCATCCGACAAACGGAGCATATTATTGAGGCGGTGGACCATTTGATACACGAGTTTCCCGCTATGAAGTTGGAAGAATGGAAGTGTGTAATGATGAATTTCAAGACGGGGAAATACGGCAAACAATTTGAACGCCTTATGCTTCCCGAACTGGTGGAGGCTTTCCAAGATTACGAGGGAGAACGCGCGAAGCGTATGGAGGTACACTTTACACAAAAGAAAAACGAACCCTTCGAACCTTTAAGCGCAGAACAAAGTCAACTTATGAAAAGGCTACTTAAAGACTTAGACTTACCTGAAGACGACACCGATCAGAAAGGACGGTGGGACTTTATACCACACCCAAACACCCCCGAAGAATGATAGACTTAACGAATGAAGACAATATGGAGTTGATGGAACGCTATCCTGACAACTACTTTGAGTTGGCTATTGTTGACCCGCCTTATGGGATAGGGATAAGTAAACACAAAAAACTTGCGAGTACAAGCAAAAAAAACTATTCTATAAAAGACTGGGATAATACTCCACCAACAAAAGAATACTTTAGAGAGTTAAAAAGAGTAAGTGTTAATCAAATTATTTGGGGTAGTAATTTTTTCGATGGGGTTGGTTTAATTGGGGGCGGTATAATATGGAATAAATTAGGGAAAAACATAGGAAGAAGGCTACCTATGCCAAACTTAAGCGATTGTGAGATAGCGTATTGTAGTAGCAGAAATAATGTTAAAATGTTTTCTTATACTCAAATCGGAAATGTTTATGGTAATGATTACTTGATTGATTGGGAACAAAACAGAATACACCCAACACAAAAACCTATACAACTTTATGAATGGTTATTAATGAACTACGCAAAAGAAGGGGATAAAATCTTAGATACTCACTTAGGCAGTGGAAGTATTGCGATAGCTTGTCATAACTTAGGCTTTGACTTGGTGGGCTGTGAATTAGATACTGAGTATTATGACGCAGCGTGTCAGCGTTTAAAACAACACCAAGCGCAACTGACAATGTTTTAAACATAATTTGGAAACAAAACAACCCCATCGTATATAGTACCCTATGTATGGTCTTGTAATAGCGATGGTTCTAATAGCGTTCGTAGACGTAGGGGTGGAGTATTACTTAAGCGATAGCATAAGGATAAACGAGATTATAATAATGATATTGGGATTTATCTATCTACTATTGTGAAGCGATCTACAATAGTCAAAAAACTTGACAAAATTTTTAGTATTTGGGTAAGGTCCAAAGACGCCGACCATACGGGGCAAGTCAATTGCTATACGTGTGGGGTAAGTAAAGACTGGAAGTACGAATGTGACGCGGGGCATTTTCAGTCACGAGGCAAGTACGCCACCAGGTGGCACGAAGAAGATGGAGATAGTAAAAATATCAAGCCCCAGTGTAAACGTTGTAATGGATTTCGCGGGGGGGAACAACACCTTTTTGCAATGCACTTAGACGAAGACTACGGAGAAGGAACGGCCATAGATATTATGCTTCAAAGCAACCAACCCGCCCGATTTACTAACGACGAGTTGTTAGAAAAGATTAAGCACTTCGAGAAATTAGTTAAAGAAATTTCGTAGCCTTGGAAGTGGTCAAAAAATACATAGGCGAGAACTATGATTCTATAATTGAAATCGCAAAGGTGATAACGAAAGGCCACGCTCCCGACTTTGAAGACCTGGCTCACGAAGTAATCTTAATGGTATTGGAAGCGGACGCGCAAAAGATGGCAAGGATTATAGAAAAGAAACAGATGCGGTTTTGGATTATCCGTCTTTGTATAAATAACTACCGAAGCACGTCAAGTAAATACCACTACAAATATCGGAAGCCAAAAGAGAGGCATAGAAAAGCCTCGGAACATTTGAGGCATATACATAGCCTATCGGATGTGGACGCGAAGGTATTTAACGAAAAGGTCTTGGCGTTTATAGAGAACAAGTTGGAGAACGTAGAGTGGTTCGAGAAGAATTGCTTCGCGATCTATTACGGGGACGAACATAGCCTAAGCTCTATGGCCAAAGAGACGGGGATAAGCCGTAGCACTTTATACAAAGCAATTTTAGAAGTACGAAACTATATAAAAGATGAAGTCTACAAAGAAGGGTTTAGGCGATGACATAGCCGCTATTACAAAAGCAACGGGAATAGAAAAAGTCGTTAAGACTTTCTTCGGTGACGATTGCGGATGTGACGAAAGAAGGGAACGCCTTAACAAGATGTTCCCAAGGCGTCACGTAGAACAAATGAACGAAGAACAACAAACGTTTTTTAGGGACGTCCTACAAGTAAAGTACCGAAGCCACGCAAACTTAGGACGCGAAACGAGTGGCCAGTTCTATAAACTTTATGAAGAAGTCTTTGGTGTTAAAAAGAAACGTACCTCGTGTTCTTCTTGCAATAAAAATATGTACATTGAACTTCTCAAAGTATATGAATCAAGTTGTGAATATGATAAAGGAAACGATAAACCCGTGGATGATGGTAGGTAAACTATCCTATGCCGATACCGACTACGAAGGTACGGTAGCAATAGACCAATGTGTTAGGGGCGTAAAGCGGTTGGGTATCACATGGAATGAAGTACAATCGACAAGTAGGGTAAGAAGGATTGTAGACGCCCGAAGGTTGTGTTGTTTACATCTAAGGAATAAAGGATGGACTTTTGACCGCATCGCAAGGACGGTAGGATACACCCACCACGCGACGGCCTTGTACCAGGTGAGGATAACCGAAGAACTTATTAATTACGATACTCAGTTTAAAAATATGCATCTTAAATTTATACAAGCATAATGACCGCCAAGAAAGCCAAACGACATATAAACGAATCGGAAGACTTTTTAGTGTTTACCCGAAAGCGTGAGATTATAAATATCGACCACAAGAATAACGATTCTTTAAATATTCTATTGGACTTAGCAGTAGCCAACCCAAACTTCTTGGAACTACTCAAGTCTGTAATAAAATCCATAGATGAATATACAAACCAAAAAAGTTCCGATCAGTCAGGTGAGGATAGACCCGAACAACCCTCGCAGTCTGAACAAGGAGAAGTTCAAGAAGCTGAAGTTATCGGTTAAAGAGTTTCCCGAAATGTTAGAGGTTCGACCTTTAGTTGTAGCCGAAGGGGTAGTAGTAGGGGGGAATATGCGCCTACTGGCGATGAAAGATTTAGGCTTCCGCGAAGTTTCGGTTATAGATGTCACGGAGTGGACACAAGAGAAGCGCGATGAGTTTATGATAAAAGATAACTTATCCTTCGGGAATTGGGACTATGACCTACTCGCTAACGAATGGAACATAGACGACCTGACCGATTGGGGGATGGACCTTTGGGATACCGAACCCGAAGAGATGAACGGCCTAACGGACGAAAACGATGTACCCGAAGCACCCGAAGAACCGACAACCAAGTTAGGCGACGTTTGGATTCTTGGAGAGCATCGTGTTATGTGTGGGGATTCTACGAGCAAAGAAGCGGTAGAGATTCTTATGGATGGGGAGAAGGCTGCACTAATTCACGCAGACCCTCCCTATGGAATGGGTAAAGAAAAAGACGGGGTTTTAAATGACAATATCTATAAAGACAAGTTAGACGTTTTTCAACTGCAATGGTGGAAAGCGTTTAGACCATACGCAGAAGATAACGCTTCCGCTTATATTTGGGGCAACGCTCCCGACCTATGGCGGTTGTGGTATCGTGGAGGTCTTGAAAGTTTTGAACGGCTAACTTTACGTAACGAGATTGTGTGGGATAAAAAGCACGGGGAAGGTATGAACTCAGACAAGCACCGAATGTTCCCAACCGCTACGGAAAGATGCCTTTTCTTTATGATAGGGGAACAAGGTTTTAACAATAACGCGGATAACTATTGGGAAGGGTTTGAGCCTATAAGAAAATATCTAAAAAGTCAAAGAGATTTGATAGGGTGGAATAATAAAGTAGTTGCAGGTTTCTTCGGTTTTCATCCTCGAATGGCTGACCATTGGTTCAGTAAATCACAATGGAGCTTCCCACAAGAAGACCAATATAAAAGACTACAAAAGGAATGTAAAAATGAGGCTTTTGCAAAAGACTACGAAGTCTTAAAACAAGAACACGAAGTCTTAAAACAAGAATTTTACTCTACAAGGGCGTACTTTAATAACACCCACGACAACATGACCGATGTTTGGGAATTTGAAAGGGTGCAAGGTGAAGAAAGACACGGACACGCAACCCCCAAACCCGTCAAAATGATGGAGCGAGTAATGAAGTCCAGCGCACCCGAAAACGCAATAGTAGTAGAACCCTTTTTGGGTAGTGGCTCAACACTAATAGCAGCCGAGAAAACCAAGCGCAAATGTTACGGGATGGAATTAGACCCGAAGTACTGCGATGTAATAGTAAAGCGATGGGAGGACTTTACGGGTAAGAAGGCAACTAAGGAATAGAACAAATGGGACACAATAAAAAGGAATTTCTCGAAGCACTTGAACGATCACTTGGCGTAGTAACTACCGCCGCTAAGTCTTGCAATATAGCAAGAACCACACACTACCGTTGGATGGAAGAAGATGTAGACTACGCCGATGCGGTAAAGGACATACAAGAAAGCGCGATAGACTTCGCAGAAAGCTCACTACACCAACAAATAAAAGACAAGGTTCCCAGTAGTACGATATTCTATTTAAAGACCAAAGGAAAGAATCGGGGGTATGTAGAGAAGCAACAAATAGAGATTAACGAACCGAAGCCGTTTACCTGGTTCGATGACGAGTGAAGCAACCCACGACATACTACCAAGCAAAAAAGTCTAAAGCAAAGATTCAAGTCCACCAAGGGGGAAGCCGTAGCGGGAAGACCTTCTCACTGTGCCAGGTTATTATAGAGCTTTGTTTTAAAAATAGGGGTGCGGGTATTGTTATTACGATAGTACGTAAAACATTCCCAGCCTTACGCGCCAGTATAATGCGGGATTTCATTCAGATACTTACCGACGGGGGTAATTACTACGAAGAACACCACAACAAAAGCAACGCCACCTATTCGCTATGGGGTAACCTGGTAGAGTTCATATCGGTAGACCAACCGCAGAAACTTAGAGGGCGTAAGCGCGACATCTTATACGTTAACGAGTGCAACGAAATCAGCCTCGAAGATTGGAGGCAATTGCTACTTAGAACTACGGGAGTAAAAAACGGCACGGGCATAATAATAGACTACAACCCTTCGGACGAGCATCACTGGATTTACGAACACGTTTTAACAAGGGACGATGTGGAGTTCTTCCAAACTACCTACTTAGATAATCCCTTCTTAGAACAATCCGTAATAGACGAGATTGAAAGGTTTAAAGAAACAGACGAGAACTTTTGGCGTATCTATGGACTTGGGGAACGTGGGGTAAATACCGCCGCTATATTCCCACAATGGCAAATGGCTGACGCTATACCCGAACGGGCCAAGCTCGTAGCCTATGGAATGGACTGGGGGTTTACCAACGATCCAACCGCGCTCGTTTCTGTTTGGCGCGAAGACTATTCTTTGTACATTCAAGAACACCTTTACAAAACGGGAATGACGAACCGCGACATAAGTCAGGAACTTGCCAAACTCAACCTGGAACGAACGCCTATTATTTGTGATAGTGCCGAACCCAAGTCGATAGAAGAACTACACCGCCGAGGGCATAACGTCAAGCCTTCAAAGAAAGGGCCTGACTCCGTGCGCTTGGGTATCGACATAATGAAACGCCACAAACTTTATATTCTCAAAGACTCCGTTAACGCACAAAAGGAATTTAGGAACTACAGATGGGAGGTAGACCGAAACGGCGTCCAACTTAGCAAACCCTTAGATAAAAACAACCACCTTATCGACGCAGTTAGATACGTATGTATTAATCGTATCGGAACGTCTTATAGTGGAAAATATTACATATCGTGAAAATAACCGTACCCGACTCACTGGCTGACATAACCGTTAAGCAATACAAACTTCTTGCAGATATAGAATTTAAAGAAGACTCTACCGAATGGATAATGGAAAGCGTATCTATTATGTGTGACCTATCCAAAGAACAAGTAGGGACTCTAACCGTTGTAGAATTGGAGAAGATAGGCAATATAATTTCTCGGCTTAATAACGCCGACGAGAACAACCAAGAGCTATGTACAAAAATAAAATACAAGGGTAAGAACTACGGCTTTCACCCGAACCTATCCAAACTAACGGTGGGCGAGTTTGCCGATTTAGAAACGTATTGCGGGGGTGGGTTCTTCGATAACCTAAACGAGATTCTTAGCATCCTATACCGACCGATCAAAACAGAGGGCGGCGACTTCTATACGATAGAAAAATACAAGGGGGATGTCTTTCCCAACTACTGGGATAACTTAAAGATGGACGTCGTACTTGGAGCCGTCAATTTTTTTTTGTCTATAGGCGTAACCTTAACAAACGATTCAGTCAACTCTTTAGTGGTGGAGGGGGTGGTGACATAATGTCTGAGAAGTGGGGGTGGTATGTTGTCATTCATTCCCTTGCGGGGGGTGACCCCTTAAAAATAGAAGCAGCCACAGAAATAGAAATAGAATCGGCCTTTACATATCTATCTTATGAACAAGACAAGGGACGCCAAAACAAATCCCCCGACGTAGACCAATATAGATGAAATCATACATACAAATA